TCACGGGCTTTTTTGTTTTATTGAAAGTTCATTACCTTGTTTTATAATCTTTTTCACTTGCTTAATAGTTGGGTTCGTATGGTTTCTAATAGTATGTTCGTTTAACAGATAACGGCTTGCAACTTCTGATAGTGTCAAGCGTTCCATGTATCTAAGTCTGATTAACTCTAGGTCATCATCACTCAATGAATCAAACACCTCTGTCATTGCTTTGAATATAAAGCGTTGTGGTGTGAGTTGGTCTGAGCTGTCTATCCTATCCGTCCATGACTTCATTGTACCTGTGAGATATAATCTGATATTAAACTCTAGCTCATTCATCATACAATCCTCCAAACAAAAAAGCACCCCCACAATTAGAGATACTTTCCTGCATTATCATACCATGCGCATTTCTGCGTCTTTTTTTTATAAGACCATTATATCATACTTTAGATATAATTTCCTTAGCTTTCTTCATGATCTTACCTGTCTTAGCTGTAATCTGATAAGCTAATAGTCCTGTACGTTTTGTAGTCTCTGCGACACTTAATAGCTCTACATACCTCAAGCATAATACAGCTATGCTGTCAGTATCGACTGAATCAAATAGCTCATCAAGATTATCTAATAATTTAAGAAGTCTTGGTAAGTTGCCTCGTTCAGCTCCTGTCTTTTCAATATATGACTTTCTGCTTTGAGCGCTTAGGTATAAAGTTCCTCTAAGATACCACCTTACAACATCTTGAGGTCTCCCCCAATAATATCTAACCATCTATTTTATATCCTTTCATGCTATATTATAAATTCCTAGCGAGTAGGTGTTTTTGCGGTAACATAGTAACAAAGTTCTACAAACGGCTTAACCATAAGGTTAAAGCTGTTACTTCTAACAGTAACGTGTTACTGAACTACAGTTACATTATTTATTTACTACCTCAAATCCGCCTAATATAGCACCGGCAACTAAGCCTGACGCGATTTCTTTGTCTGTCAGTCCTTGCTTTTCTGCTTCGTCAATAACTTTTCCAAGTTCTTCAATTTCTTTATCATTCATAATATTTTCCTTTTTCTATATAATTCCTAGCGAAGTAGGAAAAGTACGGTAACACGGTAACAACACTCTACAAATAGCTTAACCATGCGGTTTAAATTGTTACCGCTAACGGTAACATGTTACCGAAGTACGGTGTCACTTTCGCTTTTTCTGACATTAACAATAAATACCTAGCCAATAAAGACTAGGTTTTTTTATTATAATCTAATCACTTAATCCGTCAAGATAAGCTCTTACTTTTTCTTTATACTTTCGTGTACGCTCGTCTTCAAATTGTTTGATAGAACGAGTGACATTGATAGAAGTATCATCATAAGCTGGTCTGCTTACAACACTTATTTCACTCAACGTTTGAAGTTGATTAATAATTCTTATTGGACTATCTGCTCCTTGTCGCCACGAATCGCCACCGTCTGCCACGACAAAGCCGAAACTCATGCCTTTAAGGTTTCCAGCCTTTATGTTGTTATAGACATCATGGCCAACTGTTGTATCTGGCATATCCAAAACAAAATGCAAGCCGACGTTATCAATGCTTAACTTTAAAGTTCCTGCATCAACTCTGCCTAGCACATTGGCGTAATCATGGTTATATAAAGCTAATACATCGCTTAGGTCAACATTATTGAGCGCCGATGAAGAAATATACTCAATAAAAGGTGCATTAGGCACACTTGGCTTATTAAATACAATGGCATACCCTGCAATTTGCCCAATGAATCCTGCTTTTTTATTTGCGTCTCTAATTTCTAGTTTGCTATCAATCCCAAAATTAATTTCTGTTTTTTTAGTCATTTAATCCCCTAATCTAAATCAGTCAGTATTTTTTCAGATTTTAGAAATTCCATTAATTCTTTTTTATACTGACCTGCCATTACTCTAACAATTCCAAAGAAAAAGTTATTTTTATGACTTCTGTTTTTTTGACTAATTAAATTATCTAATTCGGCTCGAGAATAAACATTTGATTTTTCTAGTAAGTAATCCCCTGATTCCTGAAGGCGATAACGTTGGTCATCAACTTCCTTGTTATATTCCTTTAGTTTTTTCTTCGTATCTTTAGACACTGTACTTTTTAATAAATCTAGCTCAATGTTACTCAAATTATCTGCTAGGCTTACTGCTTCTCTGATAGTATCATCAACTTCTTGAGAACTCCAGAAAACATCTAGCTCTTTCTGTTCCTCCGCCAGCCGTTTTTCTAATGTCTCTAGTAATTGCTTATCGTTATTCAATTCAGATAAGGCTTTGAGTGATTCATCAATATCATCATTTTGAGATTGATTTTCCATTTTTTCAATTTTATTTTTTAATTCAGAAATTAATTGATTCGTTTTATCCACTTTTTTAGTGAGTGGTTTAGCTTGTTTTTCGAGTTTGTTTTTTGCTTCTTCAATATATTTTACTTGCATGTTATTTCTCCATTTTTCGTTATTTATTACTTATCGGCATTCCACAGAACGCCCAACTTATCGCCTAATGTCGCGATCGCTTGATAAGTTTCTTGGTCTGATTTAAGTTGGTTATCAAAGTATTCTTTTAATGAGAGAAGATTTTCAACTGCTTTATTCCTCTCGTTTTCAGCGACTGGGATTTCTAATTTTTTTGTTTCGTTGCTCATTTTATTTTCTCCGATTTATATTTTTAAGTCAGGTTCTGTCAGTAAATCCAATTTGTCGGACAGCGTGCTTTTTTCATGTTTTTGTTCCTTTTATAATTGGTATAGTTAGTATTGGTGTATGTTTTATATCGCTTTTTGATTTTTTCTAGTGATTTTATCAAAAACAAGCAAAAGAATACTGTTTTTACCTCAAAGAATATAGATTTCATACAGGCTACAAACCCTTATAATTCCTTAAAAGAATATAGATAATATAAATAATATAGTTTTTGCCCACCCCCAATATATTTAATATTTCCACTTAATAATTGGTATAGTTTTATAACCCTTAATATTTTATAAAAATAATATACCCCTATATAAATCTATATTCTCTATATTATCTATATTCTTTCCCTTATTAATGGGGTTTGTAGCTATCATAAATCTATATCCAAACTATATTCAGAATATAGTTTTGTCTATAATTGGTTATCTTTTATCATGTTTTCTAGGTAAGATGTTGAGATTTGTTGTAGTCTTTTTTTATTCCTAATGACGAAAGCCTGTTTGCTGGTATATCCTGAACCGTCTTGCTTCATCACTTTTTTATTGACTTGTTTAAAACCTATAAACTCCAGCGCTTTATTTCTTTTAGCTTGTCTGCCTGCTCCTGTGTAAGTTTCTTTCATGAGTGGAACAATATCAGGGAAATGCTCAAAGTAAATGATAGGGTTGCCCTGCGTGTATATTTCAAGGATCCGCTCCTGCACATCATCAAGCATACTGTTATCAAGTAAGTTGTTCATTTCAACGATTTTAAAATTAAACTTGAATTTTTCGGACTTCCAATATAAAAAGCTATGCACCAAACTAGCAACGCCTGCGCTTATTTTAGCTGTTCTGCTAGTACTGGTTGCTGTCTGTACGGTAAACGCCTCCCAGTATTCAGAAAAAATCTGTTCGCGTTCGTTGTCGCTCTCTTGTGCTGGGCGATTCCGAAAAGCGATATTGACTGCTCGTGAGTTCATGCCCTCATCAAGTAATATTTTCGCATTGCTATCAATAGACAGAACGCCTGTGAGATTGACATTGTTGGTGTTTCCGCCTGTTTGTCGTGCTTGGTGGGTGTCCTCAGTCGCAATCACTTTCAAAGCACGCTCCATGGCTTTACCTGTGATGTCGCCCTGTTCAGTTGCCAGTAAGAACTCGCCACCGTCTAACTGCGCCCAAGCGTTTAAGGCTTCAAAACCACCACCACCCAAGTTATCTAGTAAGATATCTTTTGTGATAAAAGGGGCTGAAATAACCTTGTGCCTTAATCCTTTACCTGTACGCTCTGCGGACTTACTGACAAAGAATTTTGCTTTTGTTCCCTCACGGCAAGCGACAAGCATGGTATAAATCGGTTGTAAGCTCGCATTATGCAAACTGTCTTTATCATCAATAACCATATCTAAGTAATTACCATAAGTGGCAACAATTTTCATGACATCATTATAATTACACTCATAGCGTTTAAAATAACACTCTTTTTCACTTGGTTGTGTATCAACTCGTATGTCTTTGGTATGTAAATCCATTTGGAAATCATTACAAGCGATAACCGCTGTTTTTATGGCTTTTATGGGTTCAAGCTGTAAGTGTTCATGAATGAAAAGTAATATTTCTTCAACTGCACTCACATCAAAAGTACTACGGTTTGATAGTCGATAACGTTCTGATAGTTTCATTTGTGAAAGTAATACGAGTTCATCATCATTAATCAAATAGAAACATTCTTTATAAATGGCGATTGTTCCTGCGAGATAGTCCATAATAGCATGAACATATCTTGGCACATTTGATTCTTCTGAAATTGATGTCTCTGTTTCGTCTTTATTGGCTTTTGTTCTGCCATAAAAGAGTGAGAAATGGTTCAGCCCATTATTAATATGAAAGGTAGGGCGTTTAATTCTGATTTTCCCCTCGGCTGTTTTAACTGACAGATAAGGATATTCAAAATCATCACGGTGTAAAACATGGATAAAATCAAGCGCTCTTGGTATTTTTGCACTGTCGATATGGTCGAATTCTTCCCACGGTAACGCCAGAACGCGCTTATGATTGTTTTCTAATCGTTCCCACGCTTGGCGTTGTGCTTCTAAATCTGTCAATCGTCAACCTCCCATTTATACTCACATTCATCACAAATTTGTCGCTCTTGATAGGGAATGACTTCATTTTCTTTTAGAGGTTTACCACATAAATAACAATTCACTTTGTTAGTCCTCCTTAAAAAGTTGGTCAATCCAATCAAGTTCTGCAAGCGTATAGCCATTGACTGCATTATTAATCGCTATGCCTGTGCGTTGTTTTTTTATGATTCCAGCTCTGCGCTCGTCTTCATTAGTTGGGATAAAATAGCCGTTATCAATCGAACCAATGGCGCAACCTTGCTTGTGTAGGTACTCAATGCGACCTTGTAAGGTACGAAAATCAATGTTAAGGTTTTGTGCTAAATTTCTACCTTTGACAGCTCGGTCAATTCCTCGATGTTCAGCAAGAAATTTAATAATGTTTTGGTCTAATTTCTGTAAGTCAGTTATCTTCATTGAAATACCCCCAAATTCTAGTAATGGTTTCTAAAAATTGCTCATAGCTTGCTCTCTGTCTAGCTTCGCCAATCAAGGCAAACATTAAAACAGTCATGGCTTCGTTGCTTGTATCGCTGATAAGATACTCTAAATTGTCCTTATTGCTTTCATTTTCAAGGACATCAATAGTAATTTTCATGGTTTAGTTTCCTTTATTTGTACTTTCATAACAGCTAATTGCTTGCCTAAAAACGGTACTGATTGCGTGCATAAGTTGCTTTTTACTCCGCAGGGTAAGATTATGCCTGTACTCTCCTCAAACTGCTGTATGAGGTCGTATTTGACCGCTCGTGCATTGTGAATCATCTTAAACGGGTGTTTGCCTACTGGTCTAAAACTATTCCGTCCGTACCGTTTTATAGCCGTGTAGCCTTGGTGGTGTTCAATCATTTCGCTACCTCATCAAATAAGCTGATTTCTCCGCCCTCTTTTTCGCCCTCAAATCGGACACCGTGCTTGTATTTACGAACTTTAAAAGAATAATCAACCGTGCCTGTGTTTGCATTCAATGGGTCTATTTTTTCGATTTGCTTGTCTGTCAGCTCCGTATGATAGGCTTTTAATTTTTGCATGCCTACGCTATCAATACCAGCCACATAAGTGCAAGCTCTAATAATATTTGTCATTTTCTCAATCCTTTAATAAAATTTGCCTTGCCTGACAAGTTGCTAAGTATCTATAATGATGAACTTACATATATCATCAATCAAATAGTAAATAAGTGAGGTTTTGTATCTTGGTTTATAGCGATTCAATCCGTGCTTTTCCCAATTATCAAGTGTGCCGTCTGATATATCTAAGTCTTCCATAACACGCTTTTTAGAGATATAAGGTAATACCCGCTTTTCATTTCTGATTTTGAGCTGTGTACCAAGATACTTATTAAATAAATGAATGATTTTATCCACTAAGCCACGGGCAACAAGGTTTATTAAAGTGTCATCATTCATTTCTTCCCTCCTCGTTTAAATCTTATATGCAACTTTGGAGCTTTAGATTCATTGACAATTAATATTTTTTTTACTTCAGCACGACTAGGTTTAACCCACCAAATAGGCAGTATTTCTGTGCTTATAACGTCCATTTTTATAAATTTCATACTTTATCTCTTTTCTTAATTTCGGCTTGTTTTTTCAGTTTCCAACTTTGTGCAAACTCATGGGATACTTTGATACAAAGAGGTGCTTTATTTTGATTGAAAATAATTACTGTTTTTTTTGTTTTTTACGCTTTTTAAAAAAACTTGATGTCCAATTTCAGAATTCATTTTTACAGAGAGAATTAAAAAATGTTTATTTTCAAAAGTTCCTGCTTTCTCTAAATCTTCTATTTTGAAAGTAGATGATTGCGTGCCTGGGGCTTGTTCAGTAATATCTATTGTTGCCATTTTCTTACCCCTTAACCATTTCTACTTGAATATCGTTTTCTAAAGTTGTGAAAGTTACTACTGATTGACCGTCAAACAAGCGATAAACGTACTCATTAAGCTGTATAAAATGTCTTGCTTTGGCTTTTAATAAATCCATGAGTTCAAATGCGATTGAATCATCAAGGATATAAGTTTCTTTGTTTGCTGTATTATTCATGTTGAAAATTCCTCTCATTATGGTAAAATAAGAGCATGAAATCACGTTAGCGCGTGAATCATGCTAAGTTTTGAATTAGGCCTTTTTCGTTGGTAGCGGTTGGGCTTTTTCTTTTGTCAAAAATGCTTTGATTTGGTGTCGGTCAAAACCTAAATCTAGTAAATTAGTAATACTCGATTCATAAGTTTGCAGTAACTGCAGTTCTTTGGGACTGTCAAGCATTTGTTTAAGTTTTGCGTTAGGACGTCCTAGCGCTTTTCTCATGCCTCTAACACTCTTATACTTACCATTGGTAACAAGAGCTGTCAGCATATCAGCAAAGATAACATGATAATTTTTCTCAAAGTGAGGACTTTCACTGATGGCAGTCGATAATTCTCGCCGTGTGATAGTGGCTTTTGCCATTTCTTTGGCTTTGACTAATTCGCCTTTGAAATAAGCTTTCAATACGCTACGTGTCCATTCACGGAATTTTCGAGCCGTTTCACTCTTTGGTGCAAGGAAAAGAATTTCTTTGATTCCCTCAAAAGTAAATACTCGAGTATCATATTGTTTTCCGTCACCGTGTGCCAATTTGGCACTAACTGAAAATTCTCTGTTTTTGAGATACTTATTTTTCTGTACTAGTTTTGTAATACCATATCTAGTTTGATATCCAATACACTGAGCAAGTTGTTCAGTTGTCATGAAAATTTCATGATTATCATTACGCCAAACGTCACAGGTAACACCGTTGAATAATTCTTGATTGACTAATTGTAAGTTCATTTATCCTCATTTCTACTTCGTTTAAAGACATTGCGGTCATGTTAGGTCAGCAATTTTCAGCAATAGCGGAAACAACGGCATTAAACACTTTATTTTTAACGTTCTGCGGTTCGTTGTCTTTAGTTAGATATATTGCTGTGCTTTCGCTTACTCCGATATATTCAGCAAGTTGTTTTTTAGTCAGGAATTTGTCCGCCTGAACTCGTCGTAAGGCTTTTTTCATTTCTGGGGTTAGTAGTGGCATTTTTACCTTCTTTCTTTTTGGTTTTACTGTTTTTAATGTAAATGATTGACAATTTTAACGATATACAGTAAAATATAAGCATAATTAAAAGAGCAATAATCGAACTTATAAACCTGCTGGGGAGCTAGTTAAAAGACGTCTTTGCTTTTTTGTTGAATAACTTAACTGAAATCTATTTTACTGTATACCGTTATAAAAGTCAAGAATTTTATCGCATACCGTTATTTTATTTTTCGTTACTTTTTGAAAAGGCTTTGCTATGACAACATTTGAACGAATAAAACAACTATCAGCTAAACAGGGAAAATCACTTCAAAAGGTTTCTGAAGAACTTGGTTTTGGAGTGAACTATCTATATCAATTAAAAAACCAGCAACCAACAGCCGAAAAACTTACGCTAATCGCTGATTATTTTGATGTTAGTGTTGATTACTTGCTAGGTAGAGTCGAACATGATAATGACGAAGGTTTTACCAAAATTTTTAAAGACATGTTGCTACCATCAGAAGTAAAAAAACTAATAAAATTTGCAGATAAATTCAATGATAATGGTTATGATGATTTAGAATATGAACTGCTAGAGGTATTAACATTAGCAGTTGGGAAAAGTGATGAATATACAAAGAATAAATCACACGAAAATGCTGGCGTAGAGTTCAAACAATTTGTGAAAACTCTTAATTCAGTAGTAAAAAGTTTTTATGATGGTCCAATAGATTTAACTGAAGAGAGCCACTTTGGGAATAATAAGAGTGATGGTTATTTCAGTACAAAGCGTAAAAAAATAAACAGCTTTGACAGAATGCCTCAAAAATCAAGTATAGATTATTCGAAAAAAATTGCTAAGGAAGCGGCCGATAATCTTCCGAAACCGCCAAAAACATATCGTTCTCCTTTGGAACGTACAAAGCAAGATGATAATGACGATTGA